TTTGATAAGATTGCTAGTTACTGGAATTACGAGAAAGTTAGTCGTTCATTTTATAGTACTGCAAATGATTTATTAAAAGATTTAAATAATTATAGCTAAATCAATTATTTAGTTGTAAGTTTGTTGAAAATTAAACCAAATAAAAAATAGAAATTATGGAATGTAAAATTTGTAAAAACACAACTAATGATTTACATAGTCATCACATTGTGCCTAAATCTAGGGGAGGTAGCGATAATGATTCTAATTTAATAAAAATATGTATAAAGTGTCATGGATTAGCACATGACGTATCTTTTAAAAATAAAGAAAAAGGATTAGTTGCTCAAGCTGTAAAGAAATCAGTAAAAGAATATGATGATGCCATAACATGGTTAAATCAAAATAATAATTTATTTTTAGAAAAAATGAAGGATTTATATCAATTAGATGAAAAAAAACATATGTTTGTTTTGTTACTTATAGAGAATGGTTGTTTTACTCCACCAAATATATATAAATGGATTATTAAAGGAGAGATAAAAATTAAAACAACTTTAACAATTTAATTATGAAATTAGAAGATTTAGATAATTTAAATACCACTGAAGTTGTAGAGTCATTATTTGACTTTGATAAAATGTTTAGTGAATGTATAGTAGATTTAGATGTGGTTTATGATAGACCTCCAACAGCTTTATCTATTGGTCAATATGAAGAATCAGGTAAATGGTATGATAATCACGTGCATACTTACGGAGAATTTAGTGCAACTGTAGCACCTTCAAAAACTAAGAAGTCATTTTATAAAAGTGCTTTGATAGCTTGTTATTTAGGAGGTAACGCAAAAGATTATTTTCCTAATATAAAAAGTCATAGGATTAGCAATGATGATATTGTAATAGATATTGATACAGAGCAGGGTAAATTTTACGCTCAAAAAGTATTTAGAAGGGTGCAGATAATGACTGGTTTTAAATATCCTAATTATTATCCATTTGCAATGAGATCTAAAACGCCTGAGGAAAGGGTACAGTTTGTTGACGCTTTACTACAACAACCTAAATTTAAAGGTAAGGTTAAGTTTATTTCTATTGATGGTATAGCTGATCTTGTAGAAAATACTAATGATATACTAATGAGTGCTGCTATTGCTTCTAAGGTATTAAAATGGACTGACGAAAACGGAATACACTTACATACGGTTATTCATAAACTAGAAGGATCGGAAAAACCTACAGGTCATACGGGAAGTTTTATATTAAAAAAAGGGGAAACAATCGTATTTTTAAAAAAGGATTTAGATGATGAAAATGTGATAAATGTAGAGCATAGTTATTCAAGAGGTATGAAGTTTGATTCTTTTTCTTTTAGCGTAAATAAACAAGGATTGCCTTATTGTGTAGATAATAGTAAAGGGGAAAGATTGCCAAAGAATTTAACTACTAATAAAAATTACTAACGGTTCGCTTTTTACTCACAAAACTTAATAAAATGGCAAATATAAAGTACATTAATGAAAATTTTGATTTAAAAGAATTACAAAAAATAGGTTTTTTAAAAAACACAAATGATTACGAATATATTGAAAAAAGACTTTTAGATTTTTTTAATTTAAAATACATTGAACAATATACAAGTATTGGAGAAAAAGAAAAAGAGGTGCAGTTAATTGCTAAAAATATTTTTTCTCGAAATTAATTGTTTTAAACGCATTGTTTATAAGGTTCCCACGCTAACCAATGTTTAGGATTTAGAAAGCCTTATGTTTCGGATTAGTAGAAATAAAACCAAGTACAAGAAAATAATTAAATTAATAACTAATGCCTAAATAGTGGTTAACGTGTGTTATCACTTCGGCTTTTTAAATACAAAATAAGATGGATAAAATAGAAATATTAAAGTATGATTTAAAAAAATCAAGATTAGAAAATCAGATTCTAAAAACAGAAAATGCAATTTTAACTAAACTAAATGATAATTCAATTTTACCATTATGTATGAATGAATTGATTGGAAATTTAAAAAAGCAGAATGCAATTTTAGATGAAGAAAATAAGCGTTTGATAAACCAATTAAGGCGAAAAGAAATAGATAATCTTAACCGCTAATACCAATCTGTTCCCTAACGTTTTGCGGCTTTGTGATGTTGCCGAAAAAACACACTAATATATAAATTAAAAACAAATGAACCAAGAAGAAAACAATACTCAAATTAAAGACCAAGACGGCAATATTTCAAAACCGCTGTTAGCACCAGTTATTTATTGGAATAAATTAGAGGATATAAAACCAAATGCAGAAGAGGAATACCTAGTAACTAATTCAGATGGAGTTATTAGAGTATCTTATTTTGACGGTTTAAATTGGGGTTATTTATGTAGTGTAAAAGAGAATATTATCTATTGGAGTATTTTACCGCAGTCGCCTTTATAATTGGTGCTAACGTTTCGCAACTACACGATGTTTAGGATTGGTTTTCCTTTTGCATTAATTAAAGAGAAATTAACCAAACACAAAATTATTATTAACTACAGCGGATTACCTAAATATTGTGTAATTTCTGTTATAAAACGTTTTTTATTATGAGAGGAAACATTAGATTTTTCAATAGATTTTTTTATGTACAAAAATATTATGATTTCATTGAGGAAAAATACATTTGGCGTTTTTGGTTATTAGGTTTTTACTTTGATACGGGAGAAAATGTTTTATAACGTTTTGCAGCTACAACGGTCAAGCCTACCACTTGTGAAACTTCGGCTTGATAAGTTGTAACTGCTGTTAGTAGCTGGACGGAAATTTAAAACAAATATTAATTATAAAAACTAAATAAAAATGGAACAATCTGAAAAAGCAGTAAACTTAGTAGAAACATTTGGAAAATTAGCACCTAAAGTAGTTGATGAAATCATCGATGGATTGTGCGAAATGTACATTTATGATAATAGTGAAGCCTACGAAACAAGAGAGGATGAGATAAGATGGTGGAAGAAAGTTAAAAAGTTAACTAAAGCATAGTCTTGCTACTAACTGTCAACTAACAGCAGTTTTAATTGCTGTTAGTGCAAGTTATATTAATTATTAAAATATAAATATGAATTTCACTATAAACATAAAGCCTCTATCTATAAATGAGGCTTTTAAAGGTCGTAGATTTAGAAGTGATAAGTATAACCTTTTTATAAAAAACTGTTTGTTACAACTGCCAGTATCAATTATAATACCTGATAAGCTAAATATAAAACTAGCTATTGAATTTGGTTTTAGTTCATCCCGTTCAGATATAGATAATTGTTGTAAAACTTTTATTGATTGTTTGGTTAAAAAATACGGTGTAGATGATCGCTATATTTACGAGTTGCACGTGTTTAAAAAAGTGGTTAAGAAAGGCGAAGAATACATAAAATTTAAAATATATTAAAATAAAACTATAATATAGTTGTTTATATAAAAAACAGTTGTATATTTGTACTCAGATAACAACAAAACAAATAACATAAAAATTATGAAAACATTAGAAAAGATTTACGACAGAATTAGTTGGGTATTGTTTGGAGGTATTAAAGGAATATTTAAAAGATAATATTATGGAATATAGAAGTAAATATATTGGAGCTACAGATAAACCATTTTATTCAATAGAAAGGTTTAGAAAAAATAAATGGCGGTTTTGTTTTGCTGAATTTGACAGAGAAACAGCAAATATGTTAATTAAAAACCCGATTTTAATTGAGGCTGAAATTAAAAAACATAAAATAACAGGAATATGTATTTTTATATTTATGCTTGTTTTTATAACTTATATAATTATTAAAAAATAAAAAATAAAAATGGCAAATATATTAAAAGAGGTTATTAAATTAACGGGTAAATCAGTAGTGCAATTATCTAAAGAACTGGGAATGTCACAGCAGAATCTAAATAAGATGAAAAGTAATAACAATGAAGATATTACTGTGCCATTATCTATTATGATAGAAAACGATATAGCTTTAGCTAGTTTTAATTTAAAGTATAAGGGATTGAGCAGGGTAGTAACATTAACTATAATTAAATAATTATGTATAAGCAAAACTGGAGTAGAATAAGCCTTAAAAGTAAAACAGATGAGGCTAAAGAAGTTATAAGAAAATACGAAGATAGAATTGCAAAAGAAAACCAATTAAAAAAATAGATATGAAAACAGAATTTAAAATCAGTAGAGAGCAAATATTAAAGTTAGTTCATGGATCTACTATAGATAATTTAGAGGAATGGTTTCCAGAAGTGTTTAATGTTGAGTTAGAGGTGGGAAAGGTTTATAAGTATAAAGATTGTTTGTTTAATTATCAATTAGGTAATAAATGTTACGGTTTTGATGCTTATGGATGGGTAAAATTAAGATGGTCTTGGGAAGAAAATTATAAAGGTATTAAAGAAGCAACTACAGAAGAATGGAAATATGCATTGATTGACGAAGCTAAGAGAAGAGGTTTATACTATGCTATAAATTTTATTCAGGCGCATAATCTAAAGGTTAGTAATGGAATAAGTCAATTTCATTATAGAATTAGTAAAAGTGAAATATGGACATATTATGGATGTGTATTTAAAGATGGAGTTTGGGCTGAGATTATAAAGACATTTACTCAAGAAGAAGCTGAGGAATTATTAGGCGGTAAGATAATTTAAAAAAATATATATGACAGCAACAATAATAATTACGGCATACGTTTTAAGCGTATTTTTAAATAGATGGTTAAACAAAATATTGTGTAAAAGAGATAAATGCGAACCGATAATGACAGCTATTTGGTTTATTCCAATAGCTTCTACTATTGTTTTAGTTACGCAAGTTATTGATGGTTGTAAAAGGAATTGGTTTACAGGTAAAAATTGGTAAATATAAATAAGATAGCATTACACACCCCCTTCTTAACAGTTGGGGTTTTTTTGTATCTTTGTTTTATGGCGTACGATATAGAAAAGACATTTAGTAGTATATTATCATTTATTGAAGATGGTCAATCTTTGCGTAGTGTTTTAAAGCGTGAAGGGATGCCTGATAGCACTACTTTTTATAAGTGGATAGATGCTGATGAAAACAAATCCATACAATACACACGTGCGTGCGAAACAAGAGCTGATGTAAAGTTTGAAAGCATAGAGAAAGATTACTTAGAAGAACCGCAAAGAGACCCTGTAAGCGGTAAAATAGATGCTGGATGGGTACAGTTGCAAAGATTAAAGATAGACTCTAAGAAGTGGGAATTGGGTAAACTACAGCCTAAAAAATACGGAGATAAAATACAAAACGAAATCAGCGGTGCAATCACTACAAATATAATATCGCTAGGCTCAGGAATAAAACCCGAATGAATTTAATACTAAAGCAAGAACACGCTGCTTATTACCTAAAAGACAAAGAAACTAAAGAACTAATTTATGGCGGTGCAGCAGGAGGTGGTAAAAGTGCATTGGGTATTTTATGGCTTATAGAACAATGTCAAGCATATCCTGGCACTCGTTGGCTAATGGGTAGATCTAAATTAAAGGCATTAAAAGAAACTACATTAAACACTTTCTTTGAACAGGCTTCTATACTTAAAATAACTGAGCAGTACAATTATAATGCACAATCAGGCGTTATCTATTGGAATAATGGTAGTGAAATATTGTTAAAGGATCTTTATGCATACCCTTCAGATCAAAATTTCGACTCGCTTGGGTCACTTGAAATTTCTGGAGCATTTATAGATGAATGTAATCAAATAACTTATAAAGCATGGCAAATTGTTAAGTCTAGGATTAGATATAAGCTAAATCAATACGGTATAGAGCCAAAGATGTTAGGCACTTGCAATCCTGCTAAGAATTGGGTTTACGCTCAGTTTTACCTAAAAGATAAAAACGGCACTTTAGATAATGATAAGAAGTTTATACAAGCGTTACCTACTGATAACCCGCATTTACCAGCATCATACTTAACTTCTCTTCTTTCATTAGACGAAAACAGCAAACAGCGTTTGTACTATGGGAATTGGGAATATGATAATGATCCAGCTAAACTTATAGATTACGAAAAGATACAAAACTGTTTTACAAATACTTTTATCCCATTTGGGGAAATGTATATTAGTGCGGATATAGCCCGTTTTGGCTCAGATAAGATGGTAATTTGTGTATGGTCAGGCTTTAGGGTAGTAGAGATATTTTCTATGGCTAAAAGCTCAATAACTGAGATAGCTGAAGCGGTAAGAGGTTTATCTATAAAACACAAAGTACCATTGTCTAATGTAATATGTGATGAAGATGGTGTAGGTGGTGGTGTAGTAGATGTATTAGGCTGTACAGGCTTTATAAACAATAGTAGAGCCATGGAGGTAGATAACCAAGTGGTTCAATACCAAAACCTTAAAACACAATGTTACTATAAATTAGCTGAGGTAATACAGTCAAATAACTTATATATACATTCAGAAGATGCTACGGTAAATGATGAGATTACAAAGGAATTAGAGCAGGTTAAGAGGGATAAAATTGATAGCGATGGTAAACTACAGTTAATATCTAAAGACAAGGTTAAACAGGCTATAGGACGTTCGCCAGATTACTCAGATGCTTTAATGATGCGTATGTATTTTGAGTTTAAGCCTAAGTTTTTTACATTTTAATACTTTTGTTATCTTTACAAAATAAAACATAAATATGGCTAATAGAATAATTAGAGCTTTGAGAGAGTTGACAGGGCTAGATAATAAGTTTAATGATGCTTTTATTAAGTATATTGGTCAAACGTTTACAAAGTACGATAATAACGGTAAGACTTATTTAGAGCAAGGTTATAATATTAATCCTGATGTTTATAGCTGTATTAGTCAGATGGCAGCTAAAACAGTAGCTGTACCTTATACAATTAAAGTAGTTAAAGACACTAAAGCATATCAGCAGCTAAACAACTTAAATATAAGCACAAAAGGTCTTTATTCATTTACACAATCATTACAAAAGAATAGGTTAGACACTAAGGCGTTTAGCGAAACAGAAAAGGCATTTCCATTAGAGTCTCCTAATCCTACACAAACTTGGGCAGATATTTATTCTTTGTACAAAACTTACATGAGGTTAAACGGGAACTGCTATTTTTATCTTATGAGTCCTGATGATGGAATTAACGCAGGTGTGCCATCTCAAATGTATGTATTGCCAGCACATTTAATTAAGATTGTACTAAAAGATGATATTAATTTATTAAGCACCGATAGTCCTATTAAAAGTTATATGTTAATTCAAGGCGATCAGTTTATAGAGTTTAACGAAGACGAGGTGATACATACAAAGTACGCTAATCCTAACTTTGACTTACAAGGTTCGCACTTATACGGAATGAGTCCTATTCGTGCTATTTTAAGAAACATAAACAGTCAAAACAGTACTATAGATAATAATGTTAAAACAATGCAGAACGGTGGTGTATTTGGCTTCATTCATGGTGGTTCTACAGGATTAACACAACCTCAAGCAGATTCATTAAAGCAGCGTTTAACTGAAATGGATAAAAGCCCTGATAGACTAAGTCAAATAGCAGGAGCAAGTGGTGAGATAGCATTTACTAAAATATCATTAAATACAGATGAATTAAAGCCGTTTGACTACTTAAAGTACGATCAGAAAGCTATTTGTAATGCTTTAGGTTGGTCAGATAAGTTATTAAACAATAATGAAGGTGGTGGATTAAATACAGGTAACTTAGAAGAAGAACGTAAAAGAGTTGTAACAGATAATATACAGCCAGATTTAGTTATACTTAAGCAGGCTTTTGATAAGAAGTTTATAAAACGTTTTAAAGGATACGAGAACGCTGTGATAGAGTGGGATATATCAGAGTTACCAGAAATGCAGACTGACATGGTGGCAATGGCATCATGGTTAAATACAATACCTGTTACACCTAATGAAATACGTATAGCTATGAAATATGAAACTCTTAATCAGGATGGTATGGATATTGTTTTCATGCCTAGTAATAAAGTAAGGATTGATGATGTTAGTAATAATTTAATTGATTCAGCATTTAACCAAAACCAATAAAAAACAATAACTATGAAAAAACAAGAGATTGCATTAGAAAAATCAGCTGAATTATGGAATTCATTTATGGATATACCATTAACAGAAATGCATCCTGATGATACAAATGATTTTAGAAATCATTTACACGCATTGCAAAACATACTTTATACGCAATTATATAAAAATAAAAAACCTATTGTCTTTACGATTACAGGAAAAGATCTTGCAGGCGTTATTAACAATACAATAGATAGAAATGGTAGATTGGAATAAACTACAACCAAGATACGAACGCATAGCCTATAGAATAATACAGAAGCACATAGCGATGGTATGGCAAAACTTAAAGGTTAATAACGTTTCTTTTGGTACGCTAGAAATATTTATTAGGTCAAATATGCAACTAGAGCATATAATGGAATTATACGTAGAATTGTATCAGACAATAGGTATAGACTTTGCTAAAAGAATAGGTAAAGATTTAGATTTATTAGAAACTAAAAACAGCGTTTTATTTAATGAAAACCTATTAAGGGAAATAGTATTATATTTACAATCGAATGGAGGTGTTAAAATTACTTCTGTTAGTGATACGTTAGCTAATGATATAATAAAGGCTATTAGAGCGCAATTAGGTGAAAATGCTACAGTAATACAGTTACAGCAGGCTATCTTAAAAGTAGTTAATAATACACAAACGTTTTACCGTTATCAGGCTTTAAGGATAGCGAGAACAGAAACAACTACAGCAAGCGGATTTGCCGCTATTCAAAGAGCTAAAGAGAGTAATTTGATATTAGAGAAAAAGTGGATAGCTGTTAATGATAGTAGAACTAGATTAGATCATACATTAGAGCAAGGACAAAAAGTAGATTTAGATAAGCCTTTTATAATGGCAGATGGAAGCGAATTGCAATATCCTGGAGACATTAATGGCGGTGCTAGTCAGGTTATTAATTGCAGATGCACAATAAGTTTTGCAGGTAAAAGAGATAGTGACGGGAATTTATTATTTAAGAATTGATATATGGCAAAATACAGAAAGTTACCAGTAGAAATTGAATCTTTACAGTACACATGGAATAACAGAACTAATGTTTTAGACTTTATAAATAAAGGTAAGAAAATAGACATTTCTTTCTGTTTAGATGAGTTTGTTATGATAGAAACTTTAGAAGGCACTATGAAGGCATCAATAGATGATTATATTATAAGAGGTGTAAAAGGCGAGTTTTACCCGTGCAAGCCTGACATTTTTGAATCTACTTACGAATTAGTTAAATAATAATAAATGGAGTTTAAACAATTAAGTTACAATCTAAAGGAATTAGACGAAGCTCAGGGTATAGTTATGGCTTATGCCAATGCTTACAATAATGAGGATTCTGATAAAGATATTTCTCAATTCGGTTCGTTTGAAAAGACTGTTAAGGAAAACTTTAAGCGTATCAGGGTATTAAAAGACCACGATCCTAAGATGATGATTGGTGTACCGTTAATGATAGACACTAATGATACTTACGGTTTAATGACTACTACAAAGTTTAACATGGATAAACAGATGGGTAGAGATATGTTTACAGATGTAAAACTAATGTATGAAAACGGTTTAAATGCTGAGTTATCTATTGGATATAACGTAATGCAAAGAGATCAAAAGAACAGTAATATAATTACAGAATATAAGTTAAGAGAATATTCTTTTCTATCATCTTGGGCTGCTAATGAACTTAGCACGGTACAAGGAATGAAAAGTATTAAATCTACTTATGGAATATTAGAATTAATTGAAAAATCATACAATTTGGATTATTCAGACGAGAGATTGAAACAAATTGAAACATTATTAAAAGCACTTACAGATAAGCCGTTAGAACCTAACACTTTAATGATTGAGCCGCTAGCATTAGATTACTTAAAGAATTTTAAATTTTAACACAAACACACAAAAATGGAAGCATTAGAAATTAAAGTAGCTTTAGAAGCTATTAAAGGACAAGTAGATAGTAAATCATCTGCACAGGCATTAGAGGTGAAAGGATTGATTGAAGCACTAGAGGCTAAAATGACATCTGAAAAGGATTTAGCAGTAAATGAGTTGAAGTCAGATATGGCAGCATTACAAGCTCATGCTGATAAATTAGACGTAAAATTGAAAGAGAAAGCTAAATCTGAAGATAAGAGTGATTCATTAGTAAAATCTATTACTGAAAACTTTAATGATATTAAAGAAGTAAGAAACGGTAAATCTATTCAAGTTAAGGCTGTAGGTGATATGACATTGCCAGTTAACTTAACAGGCGCACAACCTAAGGACTATAACTTTGATGTGGTATTGAATCCATCTCAAATGCTTAACGTTTCTGATATCGTAGGGGCTGTATCTATCTCAGGTGGTACATATACTTTCGTAAGAGAAAACGGAGCAGGAGAAGGTGCTATTGGAGCGCAAGTTGAAGGAGCCACTAAAGGTCAGAAAGATTACGATATTTCTATGATTGACGTAAATACTGACTTTATTGCAGGTTTCACACGTTATTCTAAGAAAATGGCTAATAACCTACCTTTCTTAACTTCATTTATTCCTAACGCTCTACGTAGAGATTACGCAAAAGCAGAGAATGCAGCATTTAACGCAGTTTTAGCAGCTAACGCTACAGCATCTACTGAAATTATTACAAATAAGAATAAAGTAGAAATGTTGATTAATGAAATTGCTAAGCAAGAAAACCTAGACTTTCCTGTTACAGCTATCGTTTTGAGACCTACAGACTACTATGACATTTTAGTTACTCAAAAGTCAGTAGGTGCAGGATATGGTTTACCAGGTGTGGTAACACAAGATAACGGTGTACTAAGGATTAACGGAATTCCATTGTTTAGGGCTACATGGTTAGCAGCTAACAAATACTACGTAGGAGATTGGACTAGAGTTACAAAAGTAACTACTGAGGGTCTTTCGTTAGAGTTTTCTGAAGTAGAAGGAACTAACTTTGTGAAGAACAACATTACAGCAAGAATTGAAGCACAGGTAGCACTAGCAGTAGAGCAACCAGCAGCTTTAATCTTTGGAGATTTTACAGCAGTATAATATTTTATAATTAATTTAACCCGCTATTTAATTATAGCGGGTTTTTTTATGCAAAATAATTAGGTTATACTATTCTTTAGTTGTATATTTGTAACTAATTATAAAACTAAATTATTATGGAAAAGAAAGGAAATTTATTTATTGAAATTACAAAGTATTTTAAAGATGCTGAGGAATGTGTTAGTTTGTACGATTGTTTTTTTAAAACAAAAGATTATGATTTTAAAACTTTGCATTATTTTAGATCTGGAGTTTTTATAAAAAGCTATTTAAACAGACCAGATTTAAAAATATACGATTTAGAAACAAAAGAATATGCTGAAATTATAAAGTATAAAAAAGACAAAAGAACAAAAATGTTAAAAAAAACTATTAAGCTATTAAAATCTTTTAATGAACTAAACTTTGATATTAATTACATAGGTACTGAGTATGGTTATGAATTAAATGAAGAAGGAGAGCATGAAAGAGACGGTAGTTTCACAATAACAATAACAGGAAATAAAACCAAATAAGATGAGTGTAAAAGTAATTTTTGGATTTGAAGAAATGGCTAAATTAAAAAGTTTTCCTAAGTTAATGACTACATCAGATGGTTTGGTAGTTATTTTTATAAGAGAAAAATGTGGCACTGTTATTAGAAGCGAAGATAACCATTGGGTATTTGGAGAATATAGTGAACGTTATGGAATGAGCTATTTTAAAGACTACAACGGTGAAGTAACTTTAAAAAACGAATAAATTATAAAACCAAATAAGATGAGTGTAAAAGCAGTGTTAATAGAAGAAGGAATATTTAATGAAAAAAGTTTTCCTAAGTTGATGGAGGAAGGTGGTTTAATTGTTTTATTTGAAAAACATGGTGAAGGAATGGCTCTTGGCTATAAAGTTGGTGAGTTTAAAATATGTCTTTATTCTAAAAATTGGGACATGAGCGAATTCAAAGACTACAACGGTGAAGTAACTTTAAAAAACGAATAAATATGAGACAATTTAAAGTAGAAGGTTGGTACAGATACAAAGGGGATAAATATTTTGAGCAGTTAATAGTATATTCTTGTAATACAGAAGGAGCTATTGATTTTTTTGAAGGTTATTTTGGAGCAGTTTTTTACAAGATAGACATAATAGAAATATTTAAATAATTAAAACGAATAGATATGAAAACAACAATTAAATTAGCGGCTGTATTATCATTACTTTTATTAACTTCTTGTGCTGATAGTAAAGTAATTGAAATTAACGGAGAGAATGTAAAAGTAGAGACTTATGGTTGGATTAATAACGATGTTAAAAATGACAGCGTAGTATATCAATTAAGTGCAGGTAATATAGTATGGAGTGTAATACTATCAGAAACAATAGTAGTACCTATATTGTTAACAGGTAATTCTTTATATGAGCCTGTAAGAAAAGTAAATAAATAAATAACAATTAAAATACATTACACAACAACAAATACCCTCACCAATAACGAGGGTATTTTTTTTTGTATATTTGTTAAAAATAGGTAGATATGGCTAAGTACATTGCATTAAAAGACTTTTATAAGATTTCAGAAGATAAGAACTATAAAATAGGTGATGAGATAGAATTGACTGGAGAAATTGCTGAATCTATTGTTATAGGTGGTTTTGTTGAATTAGTAAAAGTAGAGGTTAAAAAAAGTAAAAAATAATGGCTTATTTAGATGTTATTACATTAGATAGGGTAAAGAATTACCTTAGATTAGATACAGGCTTTACTGCTGATGATGTAGAAATTATATCTATGATTAAGGCAGCGTGTAAGTTTATTGAATTACGCACTAATCATATATTCTTTGCTCAGGATAAGGTGTTTAACGGCTTAGTTAATGTTCAGGTGTATGATTACCCTATTAATACATTAATTAGTCCTACAGATGCTACAGTAGTTTATTTTGCGACATCTAACTCTTATACAGCTCAGACTACAGTTACATTAAACGTTGGTTATGTATTACCAGAAGATGTACCACAAGAATTAATTGCAGCAGCTTTGCAAATGGTTAAGGTGTGGTATTATGAAAGTGAAAAACAAGTAAATACAATGTTAATACCTATGTCTGTATTACAGGCGGTAGATATAAATAGAAGATTTCTATGATAAGCAGGAATTACACAAGATTAGTCGATTTTTACCGAACCAGTAATATAGATGATGGTTTTGGTGGAAATACTGTATCTGAGGTTTTAATTGGTAGTTATTGGGCTGAGGTTAAGCAATTAAGTTCGTTTAATGATACCGCTCAAGGTAAAGATGTAATTAAAAATAACTATTCTTTTAATATTAGAGTTAATTCTTTTATAGAGCCTTATTTAAATAATCTATCTATAGTTTATAACGGTCAAAAATACGTGGTAAATAACTTTGAATACTCAGATAATCTATTTCGTTTTATAAAAATAACAGCTAACTTTTAATAAATGTCAATATATAACTTTCCAGATCACATTAAAGGTGATACTTTTAGAACAAAGCAAATAGTGTTAAATTTTGACATAACTGGTGCTGATATTAAAATGCAATTTAAAGTACAGGGTGTTAATGCTGTGGTATTTTCTTTTTTAACTTCTGATGCAACTATTAGTATAATAGATGCTGCTACAGGTACTATAAGAATGAATAGTAGGATATTAAATGAAAATGTTAATAATTACGTTTATGACTTTCAATTTACTGATTCTTTAGGTAATGTTACCACTTACTTTTCGGGTTCTCTTAAAATAACTCAGGATATAACTACATGATTGTAATTAATGAAATAATAGAATTAGTAACTATAACTGTAAATGAACAGGATGTAGTTAATGTGGTTATTTCTGAAACTATAACACCATTAACAATTAATGTTGCTGATGTTGGTTTGCAAGGTCCTCAAGGTATACAGGGTGGTATTATATCTAAAATAAGCGGAGAAAATTTAAATAGTCATACTCCGATTGCTTTGGTAAACAATTTAGCTTACAAAATGGATTCATCAAATCCTTTGCATCAATTTGCTTTTGTAGGCTTTACAGAAGTTAGTTCTACAATAGGCAATTTATGTTCTATAAAGCAAATAGGTGAAATAACTTTAGCTGGTTTTGGACTAATACCTAATCAACAATATTTATCAGGAGTTAACGGAACATTAATAACATCTAATTTAAGTGCTACAAATTTTACAAAAGTAATAGCTTATGCTGTAACATCGGATACATTGCAAATAATAAAAGATTATACATCAATTAACAAATAAACACAAATGGCAGTAAGAAAAGTAATTCAAGTGGCAGCTTCTGGCACACAATCAGAATACGCAGGTTTAAATGCATCAGCAGGGGCTGGTAGTGCAGGAGATTTTATAATTGCAGCATCGGACGGAAAATTAGATCCTACATTTTTACCAACTGGAACAGGTGCAGATTCAATAACAGCTACAGCAGGCGAAGGTTTATCAGCAGGTGATTTTGTATATATTTCAGGTACAGGAACGGTTTTAAAAGCTGATGCAACAACACCTGCAAAAGCAGCTAGGGGTTATGTTTTATCGGCAGTATTAAACGCAGCGTTAGCAACTGTATTTTTTGACGATAGTAATACTAGTTTATCAGCATTAACACCTGGAGCTACATATTATTTATCTTCAACTGCTGGATTAGCCGCATTATCACCTCCAACAACTGCTGGTCAAATAGTACAGCAAATAGGATTTGCAACAAGTGCTACAAGTTTACACGTTAACATTCAAGAACTTATAACACGAGCTTAATATGGCAGTAGTAAAACCTTTAGTATTTTATGATGACACAAGAAAAATAGAAGAAATTCGTGCTACAGATAGTGTACCTGCACCAACACCTGCACCCGCTGGTTCTACAACGCAAATACAATTCAATAACGCAGGAGTTCTAGGAGCTTCTGCTGATTTAACTTTTGATGACTCTATTAATACATTAGGTATTACAGGTGTTGATAGTTGCTTTCTTATTTCAGGAATTACTAACGAACCACCAACACCAGCTACAAATTTAGGCTGTTTATACGCTAAATATATAGGCGGTAAGTTTTCCCTTAAAATTAAAGGCTCATCAGGATTAGACACACCTTTACAAAACGCATTTTGGCAAAATAATATCACAATGTGGAACACAACAAATGCAATATCTGGTTCTTGGATTGGAAGTGTTGGTACAGGAAGTGGAACATATACCACAGCATTGCCAACTATAGCAAGTGTATATACAAGTGTAAAAAGAGGTAGATATGCAAACGTTGTAACAACTTTAAACCAAGTATTAGGACAAAGAAATATTGAATTAATGTTTACTAGAGGCTCAGTAACTTCTCAAGGCGGTTTCTTTTTTTACACTCGTTGTGGTTTTGATGCGTGGAATAATGGGGGTAGGTTTTTTGCTGGCATGCACACCGCTACAACAGTAGTGAGTGCTGATCCTTCAGCTTTAAATAATACTATGGGCTTTTGTGTTGATGCAGCTGATAATGGTGCAATATCTTTTTTAACACGTGGAACAGTAGCTACTAAAGCAAGTACTGGTTTAACTATTTCATCTAATAAAGGTTATGATGTTTATATATTTTGCGCTCCAAATAGTACTCAAGTAAGTTGGAGAATTTTAGATATAAATACAGGTATTGAAGCTAATGGAATAGCAACTTTAAATCTACCTGCAAATACTACTTTATTTACAGCAGGAGTACTAACAAGTAATGCTGCTTTAACTACTGTAACTTCTGTACAACTAGGGATTAATAGGATTTATTTAGAAACTGATTATTAATTATGGCGGTAAAAGGAGTAGCTGAAGTAATAGCTGAACTTAGGAAGATAGGTAAAGATATTGATAAAAATATTAATGCCACTACTGAGGAGGCTGCTAATTTTATAGAAGATAGAGCTAAAACATTAGCCCCTAAAAACTTTGGTAAGTTAGCTCAATCAATATCTACTTCAGACCTAAAAGCTAAAGATTTAATATCTAAGAAGATAACCGTAAATGAATTATACGGTGCATACATGGAGTTTGGTACAGGAGCAAAGGTATCAGTTCCTAAAGAGTTTGCAGATATGGCAGCTTCTTTTAAAGGTCAAAAAACAGGCTCGTTTAAAGATGGTTTAGAAAGTATAAAGGCATGGTGCAGGGCTAAGGGAATAGATGAAAAAGCTGCTTACCCTATATTTGCTAAAATATTAGGAGCAGGGATAAACCCACAGCCTTTTTTGTATCCTGCATGGATTGAAGGTAAAAAACAATATTTAAAAGACTTAGAAAATCTGCTAAAAACCTATAATAAAAAAATTTAGTATTTTTACGGTATGATAGGAACTAATCCAGATAAGTATATTAGAAAGGCTGTGTTTGACCTAATTAATAACATAGTAGTTAATACAAAAACTATAAAATGTTATGACACAAGGGTGACAGGTAACGCTGCTGTAAATGAATATGTATTACTTACTAATCAAACTAAAGAAATAGATAAAGCCACTAAATGCGTTTATAATTGGGAAACGAGCTTATTAATTGAGATATATACAAAAACAAGTTCAAACGGTAATAGTGGATCTCGTTTATTAGTTAATGACATAGAGCAGGCTATTTATACTTTGATTAATCCTACTTTAACGATAGAGAATTTTATAAACCAAACTCAGAACGTAACATTTGAAACACAATTGGAAACAATAACAACTACAGAAATAATATTCCGTAGTTTCATAAGATTAAATTTAACACTAATATAAAAATAAAATGGCAGTAAAAATTAAAGGTGAAGTTGGTATATTGTACATTTATGACAGTGCAGCTTACAGACCTGTAGCTTGTTTAACTTCTAACAGTTTGGCTACTACAGTTTCTGTAATTGAATCACAAACTAAATGTAACCCTGGTACTATTGAAAAGCAAGGTGGTACTTTTACATACATGATTGATGCAGAAGGTGAATACATAGACACTACTTCAGTAGGTGGTGATTTAGCTAAAGCTTCACATGATTTTCTATTTCAAAAACAACAGTTAAAAACTTTAGTTACTTGGAAACTAGTGACAGGTGTAACAGGTCAGATTTACTACGGTTCAGCTTTAATTAGTGAATTGAATCTAGATCAAGGTAGTGGTGACGATTTAAGTACTTTTACTTTGACTTTAGATGGTAGCGGTCTTATTGTTTTAGTAGATCCTACAGCCTGAACTAGCGTTTTTAGCGATACTTTTGCTCTTACATTTGAATAACCTTTAAATAAATAAAATGACAAATACAGAATTAAAGGCTCAGATTGATAGCCAAGTTACCAACAAGACGGCTCAGAAAAGTATAACCGCCTCTCAAGTAGGGGTGAATACAAAGGCAGTAGTTGATTATGTAGATCAGCAGGTCGGTATATTTAATGAAGTAAAATTACTATTATCACAATCAGCTACCTCAGCACCAACCGCTATTGTAGCTAGAAATAATTTTTCTGCAAATCCTACTTATAGTAGAGTTTCGGCTGGTAAATTTAATATTATAATGCCTTCAGGAAGTCTTACTGGTAAAACCTTAATATGTCATGCAACTAGTAGTACAGATACCCCTTTAAGGCTAAGTATTAATCAAACAGGAGCTAGTACTATAGGATTGTGGGCTTTAGATAGTTCTGGAGCATTTACTGATAATTTAACTGAAATATCAATTACAATACAAGCTTATTAATTAAAATAAAAAAACCAAATGATAAAAGACAAAATTACATTATTAGATATTAATTTTCATTTTGGAATAGGATTTTTATCTTGTTTAATTGAGGGTACAGGATTAGCGGTTAATGAATTAGGCATGCAGGATAATATGGTTTTAACACCTAAGATAATGTTTTACGCTCGTAAATACGCATGTGATAGAGAAGAAAAAGAAATAAATTTCACTATCCATGATATTTATGATTTGATAGGAGATAACGGTGGTTTTAATGGTGAGTTTTGCGCTTCTTTTACAAATGCTTTTAACGAATCAATGTTTAAAAACGTACCTGTAGAAGATAAAAAAAAAGTGACGAAAGCGAAAAAGTAGACTTTTACAAAGACGTTATTTCATTTGCTTTAGGCGAACTTGAAATTAGTAAATTAAGTGATGTTTATGACATGACGTTTGCTGAATTCCAAGTTCGCCTTTTTGCATATAAAAGGATTCAATTAAGAGAATGGGAAAAGGTTAGATTTATGGCGTGGAGTTCTACAATAGGGAGCCATCAAGACCCTAAAAAACTACCTAAGACTATAGAGAAGTTTATGCCTTTAGGTGGTTCTAATAGCGCTAATAAAGGTGTTAGCGAAGAGCAAAAACAAAACTATTTGAATGAGTATAAAGAATATTTAAAAAAGATAAATAATGGCTAAATTAGAAGTCCAAATTGGTGCGGATAGCTCAGAGTTAAGTGCAGAAATATCAGCAGCAGAAGCTAAGATAAAGAGGTTAGGCAAGTTAAAAGTTGATAGAGTTAAGCTAGGATTAGATGTTGGCGAACTTACAGCAGATATAAACACCGCTAAAGCTCAATTAAAAGGGCTTAATAAATCAGTTAGCGAAACGGGTACTGCATTTAGTAAGATGCAAAAGCCTGTACAAAACGGAGGTAATACGTTAATGCAGTTTTCCCGTATAGCTCAAGATGCCCCTTTTGGTATAATGGGTATTGGGAATAATATTACCGCTACTGCTGAATCCTTTTCATATTTATCTAAAAGCTCAGGAGGTGCTGGTAATGCTTTAAAGGCGGTAGCTAGTTCTATGTTAGGAACAGGCGGTATATTGTTAGCTGTTTCATTAGTTACTTCTGCACTTACTTACATGAGTCAAAACGGTATTACAGTAGGTGATGTATTTGACAAGCTAACAGGTAATTTTAATGAGTTTGGTAACGCAATGAAAAAAGCGGCTGAAGAATCTACTAAAAGTGCTATTGAAGAAGTAGGTGCCTTACAGGGCTTAATAGCTGTAGCGCAATCTGATACGGTATCTAGAAAAGCAAGAACACAAGCCGTAAAAGACTTACAAAGTCAATACCCAGCTTATTTTGGTAACTTATCTAAAGAACAAATAATGTACGGTAATTTAAGCGGTACAATTAAAGATGTAACGCAAGCCTTAATCAATAAAGGTATAGCTGAAAAATTAACAAAGGATGCTGTAGAACCTACTTTAAATTTATGGAGAGCTAATGGTCGTTTAAAAGAATCACTTGCTGAACAAATAAAATTGCAAAAAGATTTAGCTAAAGAAACTAATGCAAGAATAGCTGGAGGTTTTGGCGGTAGAACTAATGAGGAGGTTAGTTTGATGAATAATATTAAAAACACAAAATTAGCTATAACAACCGCAAGAAGCGATATAAAAGATTTAACGGTAGTTGTAGATAGTTATAAAAAAGGTATTGTTGAGGCTAGTAAAGCTAGTTCTGATTTGCTAATTAAAACACCATCAAAAACAGCTTCAGCACCTTCAAAAACCTCATTATCCCCTTTAACATCTTCTTTAGTACCTATAGATAATGAGAAGATAAAGAAAGACGGTGAAAAGGTTGTTAAATTATTAGGAGAATCAGTAGGTAATGCTTTAGCCATATTTAAAGAAACAGCTATACCTGTACAGATACCAATACAGCCAATAATACCGGAGCATGTTCAGACAGACATGGAAAAAGCCTTAATTGATTTAAATAATTCAGCAGATGACTTAATACAAAACTCATTAGGTAATACTTTTAGCAATTTAGGAACTATGATAGGTGAATCATTAGCTACAGGTGGTAATGTTTTAAGTGCTATAGGTCAAACTTTAATACAAGGTTTAGCGGGCTTTTTATCAGATATGGGAGGCTTATTAATTAAGTACGGTACATTGGCTATTGTTAAAGGTAATTTAGATATTGCTATTGCTACAGGTGGTCCATTTGCTATTGCTGCTGGTGTTGCAGCTATTGGTGTAGGTATTGCTTTAAAGGCAGTAGGAGGTGCAATAGGTAGTACTGCAAAAGGAGGTCAAGGCGGTGGCGGTGGTATATCTACAGGAGCAAGCGTGTCAAGCCCTCGATCTTCTAGTACTAGCAATTCAAGCGGAGGTTTTCAAAACGTTGTATTTGAGATAAGCGGTCAGTCTTTAATAGGTGTTTTAAGCAGCACACTAGATAAAAACAGAAGATTAGGGGGCGGTTTAAGATTAGCTAATTAAATAAATAAAAATAAATTAGCTTATTACATTTGTTTTGTTGTATATTTGTGACTAATTATAAAACCAAATTATTATGGAAAACTTTAATGTGTTAATTTTCGGTATTTTTATTGGGTTAGCTATAGGTTATTTAGTTAGATACTTTCATGCGCCTTTATCAAAAGAAGAGTATGAGGAAAGGCAAATTGCTTCTGTAAAATGGGAAATAGAATCTAATGCAAGGCATCAAAACACAATTAAAAAAATAAAAGAATTAGATGAAATGAATAAAACATTAAATAAAATTATTAGATAAATTATGATATATCCAAGAAGAAAAAAAATAACGTCAGAAAGTAAAGAAGATTATTTTGATTATGCAATTATTTATTTTGAAGGCATTGCGCAATGTAGAATTGATTATGATGAATTAAAGATAAAAAAAAGAGGGCATTATTTTTTTTTAAATAAAAAACTAAAAGCTTTTATACCTCTTAATTATCAAATAGCATTATGATTTCAATAAGAAAACAAAATCAATTAGTCGACTTACACACTTATGGATATGAAATTAATTGCCCTTAAAATAAACTTTCTGTAATAAACGCGCATAATAATTTAAAATTACATTTTTTTATTAAAGAAGACATTGGTTTGTTAGTAGCTGCTAAAATAACATAGTATTTAAACTATAAAAAAATTAATTACTCTTTTACTTAATTAAACACAAATACCCTTGCAAATAGTGAGGGTATTTTTTTTTGTATATTTGTCACAATGGCAAAGAAAATTATTATATCGTTTAATTCCCAGCCTGTACTAGGTGTTGCTTTTGGTTATAATATTTTAATTGATAATGTAAAATTAGTTTACAATAGTGGCGTTAATTTTATAGATGCTTCTTTTGCTAATACTGCCGTTATACCTCAGGTTATAAAATTACAACCTACTTTAGCTGAAAATATAGCTAATACACTATTCACTTTAAATAATTTCTTTCAATCTAACGCTGTAACTTATGCAGTAGAGGGTAATAGTATTATCGTTTTAGTAAATAATGATACAGCAATAGTACAACAGGTAAACGGGGTTAATCCTAGTGTTACTTTTACAATTTTAGATATTCCTATAGATACTTTAGGACTTAAATACTATTTAGAATATGTAAATATTATAGGTGATAAGTATTTATGTAACATATTTAAAAAGAATTACACAGGTTTATCTAGTGAGATATTTGGTAGTATTTCTATAGAAAAAGGAACAGCTAAAGATCATCTTGACCCTATTAGGGGAACAGGTTTAACTTTAGAATTAGAAGCGAATAAAGATTTAACATTAGAGGATTTATATACAGATAACGAGCAGGATTATACTGTACAATTATATAAAAATAACGCTATAAATTTTGCTGGTTACTTAAAGCCTGATGGCGTATTTCAAGATTTTGTTAGAGATGAATGGCGTTTAAGTTTAGAGTGCATAGACGGGCTAGGAGCTTTGAAAAACCTTTCATTTGTAGAAAGTACAGGGTTACCTTTTAGGGGTAAATACACAGCATTAGACATTATTTATAACTGCTTAAAAAGAAGCGGTATATTACTAAATATAAATACTTCTATAAATATTTTATATGATGGTTTAGCTGCTGAGAACAATACAGATATTTTAGATAAAATATATTTAAGTACAGAGCGTTATTTTAAAGTAGATGGTAAAACTCAGGGAACAGGGACTATTACTTCTTGTGAGGATGTTTTAAAATCTATTTTAGATGTTTTTTGCGCTGTTATTACTCAGAAAGATGGTGAATGGTATATCTATAAGCCTAACGAAATTTACACAAATAGCAATATATTATTCAGGAGATACAATACAGATAATAATTTTGTAGGTATAAAAAATGTAAATATAAATAGAGTTTTAGGATCTCAAATAGATAATTACTACCCTCATCATTCAGGAGGTAATCAAAGAATAGAAATAAAAGGTGCAAATAGCGCTTTTAGGATTGGTTATAAATACGGTTTCTTAAATGGTTTATTAGGAAATAAAGACTTTGTTCATAATGTAAATGATTACACACCATGGCAAATACTAAACAGTACTTATGTGGTTTATGATCCTGCTGTTAATTTTGGATTAAGAATAAATGCAATATCAAATTTATTACCTAGAGTTTTAGTAGCTAAGTCAGAAAACGTGCCTTTAAATATTGGTGATAGCTTTAACTTTGATTTAAATGTAACAGCAGTTGATGACGTTTTAGATTTTATTTTTAGAGTTACATTAGGCAACTATTATTTAAGTTCTACAGGCGAATGGATTTTAACACCTAACTTTCTTAGTTATAGAGTAGGAAGTGACCCACTACCTAATCAAATAAGAAGAAATACGGAAAGTTTTTCTTTAGCTTCTTTACCTTTGCCAATATCAGGAAATGTAAATGTAGAAATATATACACCAAGAACTTTATCTTTATTTTTCGGTTCTTACGGTATTATAAATAGTTTAGATATTATAAATACTTTTCAAGGCAATAACATAGTCGGAGAGTTTCATACTGTAGAAAGATCAGTTAAGATAAGTACTTTGGTTAAGGATAATAAAGAAGTACTTAACGGAGATAATGATGGTATAGTTTATAATGGTGCTATTTTTAAAGATGATTTAATAACATTAACAACCTCCTGGAACAGAAAAGGTATAATAGGTAACTATAGATTATTGCAAATATCAGCAGAAGAAGAGCTAAGAATTAGCCAAAAACCTACTAAGATTTTCACGGGAGATGCTTATGGATATATAGACTATCTTAGCCTAATAAATATAAATAACGTAGGTACTAAGTTTATGCCTATAGAATGGAGCTATGACACTAAGACAAACGTTACTAAAATGAAATCTTTAGAATTGTTTGTTGATGAGATAGCAGATATAGATTACAAATATACTTTAGATTATGGCGAAACTGTTAAACCAACTATAAAAGGTTAATATGAATTTTACTTTAGGAGAAGATAGATTATTATACATAAAAGTAAACGGTGATTATTTGCCGATTGGATGCCTTACGGCTAATAGTTTGGAGGAATCTAGTGAATTTATTGATACTACAACTAGAGATAACGCAGGATGGAGTACCTCAAGACCTGTATTACAAAACTATAATATTAGCTTTAGCGGTTTACAGGTCAATACAACTTTAGGAGGTGGTGATTTTACGATAGCTAGTTATGACAAGCTAAGAGATTTTAAAAGGAATAAAATTCTTTTAGATTGGAAATTACAAGGTATATTATATCCTGTAGTAGACTTTGGTAAATTTTATATACAAAGTTTATCTGATACTGAAAATATAGGTGAGTTTTTAGCATTTAGCGGTACGGCTGTAGGTTTTGGTCCACCATTATCTCAGTCGTTAGGAGAAACATTATTAAACGATGGTAACCCTACAGTTTTAGTTAATAACGGTAATCCTGATGTATTATTAAGAATAGGGGATATTTAATAAATAAAAATATATATGGCATTAGATCCAGCATTATTAAGTACTTTAAGAGTCGGAGAATTACCTCCAGCTTTATTTTCGCTTACAGATAATTTAGCTCATGAAGTTGGGACTGATTTAAAAAAAGGGACTGTACAAGAATTAATAAACTTAATAGCTCCTTTAGTATCAGCTTTACAGTTTCAGGTTATTGAATTAGATGTTCCTATTTCTTATATCACAGCTAACTTTGATAATACAGGACTAGGAACGAATTTATGTTTAGGTTATGCGATTTGCAATGGTAATAACGGTACTAAAAATAGAAATGGTTTAGTATCTATAGGTTATGGGGTTGGATATACTGCAATAGGTGGCACAGGTGGTAGTAGAGATGCTGTTTTAGTAGAGCATAGCCATCCAAATAGTAAGTTTAATCCTCTTAATGGTAGCGGTACGGTTTATCAATTTGATGCAGTAGGGGATAAGGAAAAGTATGGCTTAATGGCTACGGAATTAGCAGGAGAATCAGGAATTAACAAAAATATGCAGCCTTACATTATTACTTTAATGATACAAAAACTATAATATGGATTTTACAAGTTTAAGATTAGGTCAATTACCAACAGCTGCAATTAGCTTGACTGATAATATTGCACATGAAGTAGGTAGCGATTTAAGAAAAGCGACAGTACAAGAACTAGCTGATTTTGTAGCAAATTACGCTAGCACTATACAAGGCGCAGGATTCAGACCTGTGAATGTAATAGATGGGCAAACATTACCAACCACAACTACAAAAGAGTTTATTTTAGTAGGTAAAGGAACATACTTTAATGTTAACGGAGGTGCTACAATAGTATTAAATGAAGAGTTAAATGCTTTAGTTAGTAATGGCACTTTTTGGTCTATAGGTGTTGAAATACCTGTTAACGTAGAGTTAGCTGGCATAGTTCAAACTATTAGAAGTGGCTATACAACAACTACTCCTAGTGAAAACACTTTGTTTGATGCTTTAGCTTTAAAATTAAATATTGCAGATTTACCACCTCCAGCATTAACACCACCCTCTATAGCAACTGGTTTATCTCAGGGGGGTGTATCGACTATAAATACAGATAATACTAAATTTGATTTAAGTGCAGGCTCAGGTTATGTTATAAACGGTCATTCAAATGTAGATTTACCAATAGTGCAAAGAGTTAGTTGGGTTGCTAAAATTGGTAATGTAGTGCCTAATATATCTAGTCAAAAACAAACATATGTAGCTTTAGATATTAACGGGGATCTTTTTTTAACTCCTATACCTTTAACAGCAACCGAAAGAAGAAATTATATTAGAATAGGTGTTTTAATACATTCTAATAATACTATTATATCTTATATTGACAATCAACCTACTATTAATATAGAGGTAGGTGGTCAGGTTCAAGATCTTTTAGAGTCTTTAGGTTTTAGATCTTTAAGCGGTAACAGAATTTTACCTGTAGGAACTAATTTAAAAATAAAAAAAGAATTAGGTAAGGCTTTTAAACCAGGGGCGAATTTTAACGTTTTATCAACACAACCACATTCTTTTGTTTTAGCTGCTCAAGACCCTATTACATTTAGATACAGAACTCAAACAGGTATAGAGCTTGCAGATACAACAGATATAAACCCAGGTATTTATGACGTAAACGGTACGATAACAGCGATGCCATCAACAGCAACATTTGTAAGTATTCAAAGAATATATATTTTTCAGGATGGGGTAATAAGAATACAACCAGGGCAAAGGTCTTTTGTCGATATGAATACCGCTGTAAACAATATAAATTCAGCCCCTTTCATTACGGATAATGATATAGAAAATAATGGTCTTTATTTGGGTGCGATTGCTATAACTAGAAATAATATTAATTTAAGCACTACGACAGAGGTTATTTTTATCCCGTCTCAAGGTACTACTGTTAATGGGTCTTTTGCCACTCCTGCTTTAGGATATAATGCTGAAGATGTTGCTAACAAACAAAATAATTTAAATACCGACGGAACAGGTGCAAAATATCCTACAGTTGATGCTGTAAAATTAGCTTTAACTACAAAAGCTGATTTAGTAGGTGGTTTAGTACCTGCTAATCAATTACCATCTTATGTTGATGACGTCTTGGAATTTGCTAATTTAGTTTCTTTTCCTGCTACAGGAGAAATAGGAAAAATATACATTGCATTAGATTCTAATAAGCAGTATAGATGGACAGGTTCTGCTTATATCCAAATAACAAACGGTTTAATAGCTTCAACAAATGATGTTCCTGAAGGCTCTAATAACCTTTATTTTACCGCCGCTAGGGTTTTAGCTAATGTTTTAACAGGTTTATCTACTGCTTCTAGTGCGGTTATTTCTGCTACTGATACTGTTTTATTAGCCTTTGGAAAACTACAGGCTCAAATTAACGGAAAAGCACCTTCAAGCGGTTCAGCTAACTACATTCAAAACGGAACGGCTCAACAAACTGCAAATTTAAACATAAGCGGTACTGGAGTTTTTGCTTCAAGTGTTACGGCAACGGGGGGACTATTTAGCGGTATTTTAGAAGCTACAGGAATTAATAAAAAAGCAATTGTAATTAATGGCAGTGTGGGCGTTGGAACTTACGAAATTGGAAGAAATCAAAGTACAGGATTATTAGAGTTTAAAGGTACTGAAGCAACTTTTAACGGATATTTATTTAAAGGTCCAACAATAGATTTGTTTACTTTATCTGATACTGGAGCAGCTACATTTGCTTCAAGTCTTACTGCTAATAGTTTAGCAATAACAACAGCCCCCACAACATCAACAGGAACGCCACCTATATTGACTTATAACGCTAGTAATAAAGCTATTGAAAGTTTGCCTTATAGTTCTATAGGCAGTGCCTTTAAGAGAAAACAGTACATATCATTTAGTCCTAATCAAAGTTTTGCAGCTTCTTCAAGTTGGTACACCTATCCAAATGGCACGACTACTAATTTGAGCAACACGCCTATGACTACGACAACTGCAATACCAACAGACCAATTCGCAACTCAAAGTAAACAAACATTAAATAGTCCTATTTTTTCTAATTCAAAAGTAACAAATGTATTTTTCAGTATTGAATCAAACACGTCTCCTGCTGTTCCGATGGATTTAGTAATACAGGTTAAAAGAGCGTCTACTTCTTTTAATAAAATATTAGCTAGGCAAACCATAACTTTAGCTAGTGGATTTTTAGAGGGTACTTTTACAGCTGGTAATTTAGATTTAACAACTGCTTTGAATCCTTTAGATCAAATAAGATTATTTATAAACAACGGTAATTTAGCAGTAAATGCATACGATTTCACAATAACTTTAGAAATAACTGAGAATTAAAAAAGTGACAAATAATCAATTTATGACAGTAATTAATTTTTTAATAGAAAACTTAGCAATTATAATAGCTATGTTAAGTGGTGGATTAGGTTGGTTTTTTGGAGGTAGACAGAAACAAGACATAGAGATAAAGAAAAGCAATAGCGATGCGGTAAAGTCTATGCAAGAGGTTTATGACGCCTTTCTAGAAGATTTTAAACATAGAGCTGAAGAATTAATGCTAGAGGTAGCTGATTTAAAAGCACATAATAAAGACCTTCAAAAACAGTTTAATGACATATACATTCAATATGCTAAAGAAACGGAGAAATCTTTAAATTGGGAAAAGCTACACACTGAATTAGCTAAGAAATACAACGAACTAGAATTAAACTACGAGCGTTTAAAAGATGAACATGATAAGCTAAAAAAGGCTTTTGAAACTTATAAAAAAAAACAATAATATGACTTTAGATAAGAAATATAAGACCCTTTTAAATGGTTATCATATTAACACCCCTTTAAGATTAGCTCACTTTATGTCTCAGATAGAACACGAAAGTGGAGGTTTTAAGTGGTTAACTGAGTTAGGCGGTAAATCTTACTTTGATAAATACGAAGGAAGAAAAGACCTAGGAAACACGCAACCTGGAGACGGTGCTAAATTTAAAGGGAGAGGTTATATTCAGGTAACCGGGCGTTATAATTATACTAGACTATCTAAAGATACAGGTATAGATTTTTTAAATAACCCTGACTTATTAGCTCAAGAAGTTAATGCAATAGTTTCGGCTTGTTGGTTTTGGAGTAAAAACAAAATAAATGACTTAGCAGATAAAGATGATGCAAAAGCAGTAACTAAAAAAATAAACGGAGGGTTTAATGGTTTAAAAGACCGATTAGAATTATTAGCAAAATGGAAATTAAAACTAATGTAAAATGAAAAAATTAATATTAATATTATCACTTATATTTTTATTTAGTTGTGGGTCTAGAAAAGTAGAGCGTAATAAAATACAAACTAAAGAAGTTGTTAAAATAGATTCTACTGCTAAAATAGTAGATAAAGAAACTATTAAAATAGAAACTAAAAAAAACATAGAGAACGAAGATTATTACTATGAGCCTATAGATAATAAATCTGAATTTATAGTGGATGGTAAAGTATATAAAAACGTTCATATTAAGCACAAAAAACAGAAAGACTATACTAATATAGCTGAAGTAAAAACCTTTGATAAAAAGACAGATATATCGGTAAAAAAAGATATTAAAGGCAAGTCTGCGGTGCTATTAAAAGTTTTTCACCGCAAAGGATTAGATACAGCTACTAAAATAGGTATAATAATTACTGCAATAGGTATAATTATAGCTGCAGGATACTTGTTTTTTAAATTAAAATGATTATATTTGCTCAGCATCACTAAAGAAAGTATCTTTAGTCCGACGATTTGATTATCGTTTCTTTTAAAAAAAACAACCGTATATTAGTTTATGCGGTTTTTTTATGTATATTTGTGAAATATAAAACCAAATAAATATAAAACTATGATACATTTAAGATAAAGACCAATTCCAGAAAAAGAAGAGTATAGAGTAAAAGAAACTTTTTTAAATCCATTAGAAACAAAGAAACTAGCTATAGATGCTTTTGAAGATTTTATGAACGAATTATTATATGATGACGATGCTAAAAAATGCGCTTTAATTTCAATTGAAAGAGAGTTTTATTTTAAAGAAAAATTAATAGACGACCTTATAAAATGGGGAGTTTTTATTAGGGCAGAAGATTACGAAACAATTATTATTATTTTAAATAGATATAAAGATGAAATTAAAGACCAAATAAATAAACTATAACAAATAAAACCAAAACAAAATGAAAACAAAAAAAATATGTGTTTGTAAAATACCAATTCCAAAAACTAAAGTTAGCGAGAACGGAATTAATACCTATTGCATTAAATGTGCTAAAACTTATAAAAAATAAAAACCAAAACAAAATGAAAAACAAAGTACAATCAAGGTGGGCAGAACACGACACAATAATTACAGACGAATTATTATTAAACCCACAATTAGGAAGCACAGTATTAGCTAATTTAATTAGTGAGGTATATTTTAATTTTGAGCTAGATGATTTAGAAATAGATTCTTTACGAAATTATATTGCTAGAAATTCAAAAAGGTTAATTAAAGAAACTAATTTTATAAAAAACTTTTCTATAAAAGCTGAGTCTATTTTAAACGAACCTTTAGAAAACTTATTTTTACCATCAGCAGAAGAATTAAGTAATAGCGGTATAATTAAGCACGTAAAAGCACCATTAAAACAAAGTAAATCTTACAGAAGGTTTAGACCGTTTACTACAGGAGATCCTAATAACATTTTATTTATTGGTGATATACACGCGCCATTTGATATAGAAGAATATGTAAAATTTTGCTACAATCAACAAATTAAATATAATTGTGGTACAGTAGTTTTTATAGGAGATGTTATTGACAATCATTTTAGCTCATACCATGAAAGTGATCCTGATGGATACTCAGCAGGTGAAGAATTAGATAGGGCAATTAATAGACTTTCAGATTATTACTTTACATTCCCTGATGCAACTGTTATAGTAGGTAATCACGACAGGTTAGTGTATCGTAAAGCATTTAGTGCTGGCGTTAGTAAACGATGGATTAAAGATTACAAAGATGTTTTAGATACTCCGAAATGGAATTTTGTGGAATCAATAGAATTATTTGGTGTAAATGTAAATCATGGCGAAGGAGGTACTGCAAAGAATAGAATTAAAAAAGAATTACAAAGTCAAATACAAGGGCATTTGCATAGTGAGTTTTATGTGGAGTATCTTGTAGGTGCTAAGTTTATTATATTTGGTATGCAAGTAGGCTGTGGAGTTGATAATAAAAGCTACGCTATGGCTTATGGTAAGAACTATAAAAAGCCAGCTATAGGATGCGGTGTATTACTAGAAAAAGGTACTTTGCCAATGGTTATACCAATGAAAATGTAAAAGCAGATCGTACCAGTGCGACAAGGAAGTTTAACGCCTTGTCTTAGACGAAAAAATAAATAGTTCAGCAACGAACTTGCTTTTTTATAACATTAAATAATAATAACTATATTTGTTTTTTCATAGTTTTTCTATTTGGTTTTAGCATTTAACCCTAGTCTTTATTGACTGGGGTTTTTTGTTATATAAATAAATGTTAAAGTTTAAATTAAATTAGGTTATAACGTTTATTTAGTTGTATATTTGCTTAAGTATTAAACCAAATAAATATAAATATTATGACTTATCACGAAGCAAGAATTTCAGCCTTAGAATCTGCAAATCAGGAATTAAAAATGCAGAATGAACAACTTAAATTGCAATTACTAAAAAGCAAAGTTCAAGACCCTAACTACGACAAAAAACTATCAGAAATTAATGTTAACTACGAAATAGTAAAGCCATGTTAGACACTTACGATCAACACAGCCAAAACAATCCTATCAATCAAAGTGAATTACCTGAGTGGAGTGAATTACAACAAGCTCAGGAATACAACTGGGAATTAAAACAAAAGATTATTAAAGCTAAAATAAAAATATCAGACTTAATAGAATTAGCAGAGCAATTTGACAACACTTTTTTATTAAACAAATTAAAAGAAATTAAATTATGAAAGAAATAGCTACAGCTTTAGTTAAAGCGCAAAAAGAAATGACAACACCAAAAAAAGGTAGTGTTAATCCATTCTTTAAAAATAAATATGCTGATTTAAATGACGTATTAGCAGCGATAGTACCAGCACTAAATAATAACGGTATTGTATTGTTACAACCTTTAGTAAATATAGAGGGTAAGAACTTTGTTAAAACAGTTTTAATGCACGAAAGTGGTGAAGTATTTGAAAGCCTTGCCGAAATATTTTGCAATAAAAATAATGATGCTCAGGCTTATGGTAGTGGCGTATCTTATGCGCGTAGATATTCTTTAAGTTCTATTTGTGGCATAGGATCAGAAGATGATGATGCTCATACTGCTGTAAATACAAAACCTAAAGCAGTTCCTGTAGTTTTAACGCTTACAGATGCGGTTATCGATAGCGTAATAGCTAAAGGTATAGATACTATAAAATCATGCTTAGAATCAATTAAAAACGGTTCTAGAATAGCTACACAGGTACAAATCTTAAAGCTAGAAAATGGGAGCAAGTAAAGAGTATTTTTTAATTATGCGTGAAGATCAATTTAACGCAATGCAGGAAGTAGACAGGATGAATCTTATCTACGTAGAAGCTAGAGAGTCTAACGAATATGAGAATAATAAAAACGACCCTAATTACATTAAATTAGAGAAGTTACAAAGAAAAGCAAAGAAAGATTTACAAAATTATTTATACAACAAACGAAACAATTAAAAACAAACCATTATGGGCATAATAGAAATCAAGCATACTAGAAAAGTAGATTTAAAAGACAAGTATTTTATAGCTATTGTTAAAATAAATGAAAATCAAAATACTGAGTTTGGTTGGATTGAAAAAAGTTTTAATCAGGAACAATTTGAAAAGACTACAGGATTCAAAGCTATTAGTTTTGTTGAATTTGAAAATAAAGAACAATATGATTTACAAAAATATAGAAAATAATAACAATTAAAAACAAATTATTATGGAATTAAAGAACGTACAAATTATTAAAATTAAGCCTTTACAACAAGTAACACCAACTTACAAAAAGGTAGAATTTATTGTTAAATTAGAATCTCAGTATCCACAAGAAGTACAGTTTGAGGTAGCACAAGATAAAGCTGACAACTTTATTAAGTTTAACAAAGAAGGTCAGTATGTAGATATTGAATTTAATTTAAAAGGAAGGTCTTATTTAAAACCTGGTGAACCTGAGGTTAATACTAGATGGTTTAATACTTTAGATGCGTGGAAAGTGTTTAAATCTGCTGTAGATAATGAAACTGTAGAATCCCCTAACGCACCACAACAATTTGCACACGCTCCAGAAGCAGAAGAAGGTGACGATTTACCCTTTTAATTAATAACCGCCCCTTTAATTAGGGGCTAATTTAAAAAAACTATGAAATATACAGAAAGAGAAAAGTACTTAGTGTTTAATAGAGGACTTAGCCTACATAATGCTACAGTTAAAAAAGCCGCTAGACTAAAAGAAAAGTTCCCTATAACGGTAGCTATAGAGGGAGAGTTTTACGTAATTGAATCATCATTAAATTTTAGTACTTATGTTAAGACCTAGAACTTTAGAAGTAGCAGATAAGTTAAGAGCTTTAAAGATGTTTGACTCAGAGTTAAATAATGTAGATGTAAGAAAATGGGAAAAGAAACACATAGACGAATGGAAATGTATATTAGATGGCAAGATTTATATACCTGTAATTAACGAAAAGTTAAGGAATAGAAAGAACAGCATACAAGTACTTAGGGTTGCAGATGGTAAGATTTACGAGAGTATAACACAATGCATAAACCATAACGGCTTTTATAAAGATGAGATGGTATATTTATTAAAAAAAGGTAAGGAATATAAAAAAATATTAAACCCATGAACAACGTAGATAGAATAGAGCTTAAAAGACTCTACAGAAAAAGAGATAAATTACTCAGCACATGCGAAAATAACGAAGAATTAAACGAAAAGATTAGAGCTTTACAAAGTAAAAAAACATACAAATGATATATTAAGCCAGGTATTTAAATAATATACTGGCTTTTTTTATGTTAAATAATATACTAAACTGTTGTAATTGTCATTTTATATTATATCTTTACAGAAATATTAACAAAATAAATTAAAAAGTTATGAGAAAAGGATTTACGGTAAAAACAGAGGGTATACACCCTGATCCTAAAGTAGTAGTTGTGTCTAATTATGTGCATAGCAATATAGTAGTTAATTACAGATTTAGTAGTTTTACTAAAGAAGAAATTACAGGTACAGACGTAGGAATGTGGAGAATTAAACAATTAAAAAACTAGTTATGAAAATATCAGAATTACTAGGAGAAGTAAGAGAATTAGCATTGTTAATACAAAAAGAAAGTGTTAATAAATATTACAGAGATAAAAAAACAGATAATTTACAATTAGCTTTTGATTGGGGAGAAACGAAAGAAGGTTACGAATATTGGAGGATTCTACACGAAGCATTAAACTATTCAGTAATAAGCACTATAGAAAAACAAGAGCCTAAACACTACGACAATAGCAAAGGCTCAATATATAAGTTTTGTAGCGATAAAGAGCTTAATACCTATGAATTTGACATTATTAAACGAGTTATGAGATGCAGAAAAAAAGGCTCTTTCTTAGAAGATTTAGAAAAGACTAAGTTTTTGATTGATTTGTACATTAAAGAACAACAAGAAAATAATTAGTTTTTATATTAAAATTAATCGTATATTTGCTTCAGTTATTATTCGGGCAGGTCTAATAACAACAAAGAAATTTTTAAAAAGCTCATCAAAGTAAAGCCTGCCCGCTTGAAATGATGGGCATTTTTATTTTATAATATTATGAAATTATTAAAAACAGATTGCTTTGGAATTGGATTAGGTTTTGATTATGTAAAGTTAGAATTGTCTATTCATTTATTTATTTGGTGCTTAGATGTTAAATTTTATAAAATTACAGAAAAGGAGGATCACAATGGCAACAGGTAAAAAAAATATCTTAGTCTATGCTGATTGGATTGATAAATTTGAAGAGCTGGAAGATGATGAGGCAGGAAGATTAATTAAACACTTTTTTAGGTATGTTAACGACTTAAATCCTGAATACCCTGACAGAACTACTAAATTAATGTTTATAGACATTAAAGCTACTTTAAAAAGAGATTTAGACAAATGGGAGAATACTTCACCGCAAAGGATAGAAAAGGCAAGGGTTGCGGGTTTAGCAAGTGCTGAAGCTCGCAAGTTAAAAAAGCAACTAGAATCAACTAACGAGTTGAATATTCAACTAAATCCAACTAAATCAACCGTAAGTGTAAGTGTAAATGATAATGTAAAAGAAGTATATAGTATATATGATCGAAAATTAAAATTTTCTACAACACTAATACCTTTTTTAGAAACTTACGATAAAGATTTAATTAGAGCCTTTTGTGATTATTGGACTGAGCATGGTGAGAAAGACAAGAAGATGCGCTTTGAGAAAGAAAAGTCTTTTGGATTAGCTAGAAGATTAGGAACATGGAAAAAAAACAATTATGGGAATACTAACGATAAAAAACAAATACAATATGACCTTACCAAATTTACAAATAGACTTAGAGGACTCGATTAGATCTATAGAAAAAGAAGATGCCAAAAGAATAGAATTACAAAACGCATTATTGTTTGCCTTTGAAAGAACTAAAACAGAGCCTTTCGATTGCACAGGGTTGATTTGCGACGTTTTAAAAGAGTTTGAGTATCTAAGTATAGAAAATATAATTGAAGCTCTTAGAAACGGTGGTTTAGGAAAATACGGAAGAACTTTTAAATTAAGCACACAAGAAGTTTGCTACTGGATTAGACAACACAATAAAAAACCAATTAAATTAGATAGATTATGAAAAACAAAGTATTAGCAATTTGTTTAAAAACCTATCCTGATGAAGATGATATGAGAGCTTTTTGTCAAGGAGAAATAGAGTCTTGTGATGTAAAAATATATCATAAAGGTAGGAAGTATTGGGTTACTATATATTGTGACGCAAAGTATTATAAATTATTATATAAATTATGAAAATTACAGATAATATTGAGATTACAAACGAGGATAATATGCTTTTAATGGCAAGGTATCCAGATAACTATTTTGATTTAGCTATTGTTGACCCGCCTTATGGTATAGAAAGAGGAGGTCAGACTGAAACTTTTACTAAAAACCCAAAGCATAAAAGAAAATTGCATCAACAAAAAGATTGGGATAATTCAATACCTACAAAAGATTATTTTAATGAATTATTTAGAGTCTCAAAGAATCAAATTATATGGGGTGCAAACTACTTTGTAAAGCATTTAAACCATAGTTCTATGGGTTGGATTTTTTGGTTTAAAGGTCAGGAAGGTTTAACTATGAGCGATGGAGAAATTGCCTATAGTAGTTTTCAAAAAGCTACAAGGCAAATAAATATAAATAGGGGTTTAATAGCTCAAAAAGGCGGCAGCATACATCCTACACAAAAACCTGAAAAATTATATAGATGGCTTCTTGAAAATTACGCCAAAGAAGGAGACAAAATACTAGACACACACTTAGGTTCTGGAAGTATAGCAATAGCTTGCCACGATTATAAATTTGATTTAACAGCTTGTGAGTTAGATAAAGAATATTATGACGCAGCAGTAAAAAGAATTACTAACCACGTGGGACAAACTAAATTATTTTAATATGAGTTGGAAAGAAGATAATGCACTAGATAAAATACTAAATGTATTTAAGCGTTTTAAAGAGCAAAAAGGTAAGATATATGATAATGATATAGAAGCACTAAGAACGTTAAAGGAAGCGTCTGTAAATAGGTCAGAAAGACACGTTAATGATAATATTCTATTTGCTAAATTATTAGCTATGCAGTTAAGGCAAGAGATAGATTATTTTCGTGATGTTCAGATGGCTATAAAAAGTATATCTGCAAATTTAGGTGAGCCTATGGGGTATCATATAGAAAGGCTAAGGATGCAAATAAATAATACTGCTGATATAAACCATTTTAAAAGTATAGGGATAGATATTAGCGAAGATACTAAAGCAGCACGTGAAGAGCATAAATTAATACTAGAATCAGAGCAAAAAGGATTC